CTAATTCCTATCAGCAGGTAGAATTGCTGGGTAGAGCTTAGAGCAATCATTGCCATAGTCAGGGATAAAGTCCCATAGCCCTTTTGGCGTTTGGAAGACCTCAGGGCTTAAGCCAATCAGCATATAAACATGAACTAACAGCTCGCGCAATCCAGTGACCATTTGCTTTATTTGTTTTTCATCAGAGAAAGAAGTGGTGAAGGGTTTTTCTTCAATGGAGTCAAAAAGAATAAACTCATGTTTTTCATATCGATAGTCGATCCCTAATTCTCTGCAAAGTTGGATAATATTGATTTCGAGCATTTGAAGGGAAATCACTTGGATATCATAAGAAGTCTCTTTGTTGTAACAGCTTTTAATAGCTTTGTTGATATTCTTATAATAATCTTGAACTCTACCCATAAATAATGAACTTATTTCTTTGCTATAGCCTTCTTCAATAGAGGATTTTGTAAAAATATTCATGTAAAGAATATAAGGGTGAGAAATGGAAAGTTCTATATATTTTTTTCCATCATCGTGTTCGGTAAACTCTCTACTAACGATAAATGAAGGGACGGTTTTAAAAATATCGGCATAACTCTTCTGGTGGGCATAAAATGAATCAGATTTATTTTTTGCTTTTACTAGCTCTATTTGATGCTCTGTCCTTGAAAGCTGCGTCTCTGTTTGAATGGTCCTGTGAATATTATTAACTATAGCTCCAAGAGGTACTGAACTGGCTAGCAGCATTAGAGGGAATTTACTGATTTCGTAAAAGCGAGTATAGCCGTGGGCACTTAACACCGGGACCTTGCCCCACCATGCGAAAATCCCAAAATAAAAGAATGATAATACTGGTATTCCGATTGATAACCAGAATAATTTCTGTTTTATAAGGTTTTGTTCATTTAATAAATACCACTTGTATTTATATGTTAAATACAATATGTATATTAACATTACAACATAGAACATAATGCCAATTGATGAATAAAGGGTCATGCTTTTTTCCAGTCTAATTTGTAAAGTGGATTTTTTGTTACAGCATCTTCCAAGTGATCAGGGGCAAAGTGAGCGTAAACCATCGTCATTTTTATATCAGCATGGCCCAGAATATCGCGCAGTACCAGTATGTTTCCGCCGTTCATCATAAAATGGCTGGCGAATGTATGGCGCAGTACGTGGGTGCACTGGCCCTCTGGCAGTTCGATACCGGCTCGCTTTACTGCACGCTCAAAGGATTTTCTGCATGGGGTAAATAATCTCCCCCTGTTTTTAGGTAGTTCGTCATACAGTTCTTGAGATATTGGAACGGTTCGGTTTTTTTTACCTTTGGTCTTGGTATAAGTAATGCGATATTTTGATAACTGATGCCCTTGCAGGTTTTCTGCTTCACTCCATCGGGCACCAGTTGCTAGGCATATTTTTGCAATCATCAACAGACTGGGACTCTGAGAATCAGCACAGGCATCCAGTAGGCGTTTAATTTCTTCCGGGGTCAGGAATGCTAGTTCACCCTCAGCGATTTTAAATGTTGGCAGCCCGACGAGAGGATTTGGTGCTGACCAGTGGCCTAGTTTTTTCAATGTGCCGAAAACCGATGATAGGTTACGTTGCTCAAGATTCACCGTGCGTGGTTTTACTGGCGACATTAGTGTGCCGTCTTCGTTACGAAGGTCACCTTTTAACCGTGCTTCGCGGTATTTCGTAAAGTCTCCGGCTGTCAGTTCTGAGGCGATGGGGTCGCCTAGACCATTACAGATAATTCTAAGTTTCGCCATGAGGCGCTTGGGGTCTGCGAGTGTCTGACCATACAGGGAATACCAAAGCTCAATTAACTCTGATAGGCGTCGCCGATCATCCTTTTCACCCAACCACGGTTTTTTATTCACTTCTTCCATTGTGAAGCTTTCAAACGCAATGGCTTCGCCTTTCGTGGCAAATTGCTTACGCACGCGCTTGCCATTGCGTCCATTGGGATAGCACTCACACAACCATTTTCCGTTCGGCTGTTTTCTGATGGTCATATCAAAGGCTCTTAATGATTTTCAGTGCGCGGCCTACTACCTCAATGTCATCCAGGCCGCACTCAAACGATGAATCATCCTGATGCACTACTAATTTGTTTCCCGGGAGTCGAGTCAATTTAACAATGCTTTTTATCCCGTCGATATCGACTAACCACATACCATTTACTAGTGGTGTTTGGTTGCGATCTATTAAATAAGAATCACCAGAAGTAGTCACCAGCAGTAGGTTGCTTGAGTTTGAGGGGAGTATGCTGCTATCAATGATTGCTTTTCCAGCATCGATCAATAAACCACCGTTGAGAGTCGCCTTGTCAATTTCAGGAGATACTAGTTCAGAAAGAGGTATAACCTTGCTGGAGTTCACGGAATTGATATTTTTTTTGGGTTCAATGTTTGAACCTGGCTCCCCCTGTCCGGTGGTTAGCCACAGTAAAGAAACTCCTGTTTCCAAGGCGCACTGAATCACCCACTCTGCAGGAAAACTATCTCTTAAGTATCTGTTTGCCATGGTACTTTTTGATGCGCCTAAGTGATCGCAAAGTTGCTGTCTGGACTTGAAATCATAGGCTGCCATTAGTCTATGGATAGCCTCTCTTCCCCCTGTATTCTCTCCAGCCTTTACCTGTATCATTTTTTAATCCTGTTGACGTATCAAATATTGGATCGTAGTATCTCGATGCATCAAATATTGAATCAAGTAAAACGAGATAAAACGACGTAAACCAAACCTTAATCGGGAGATACTGCACTATGAGCACTGATATTTCAATTCGTGTACCAAAAGAGATGGCTACGCCTGCAGAGTTCGCGGAATGGGAAGGTATCTCCCGCGGCTCCGTGTATCAAAAAATTCACCATGGTCAGCTTGCTAAATACATGGTCAAGAAAGAAAAAAACAAAGGCCGCGTAAGCCTGCGTTATTTAATGTACAAAACCGATCAGGTCCGTGAATCCCTCGGTCATTCCAACTTCCGCGTCATTGTTGGTAAGTAAGTTCAATTATGAGAACTTTCTAAGGGGGTAGCATGTTTGATTATAAGATTTCCAAACACCCGCATTTTGATGAAGCCTGTAGAGCTTTTGCACTTCGTCACAATATGGCGAAGCTGGCAGAACGTGCAGGAATGAATGTCCAGACTTTGCGAAACAAACTCAACCCAGATCAACCGCATCAGCTAAATGCGCCAGAAATCTGGCTGCTTACCGATCTGACTGAAGATTCAACGCTGATAGATGGTTTTCTGGCACAGATTCACTGCCTGCCATGTGTACCGATTAATGAGGTAGCAAAAGAGAAACTGCCGCATTACGTCATGAGTGCAACCGCAGAGATCGGGCGTGTTGCTGCAGGTGCGGTATCTGGCGATGTAAAAACCAGTGCAGGTCGTCGTGATGCTATCAGCAGCATTAACTCTGTAACACGACTGATGGCGCTGGCTGCTGTTTCATTGCAGGCCCGTTTACAGGCTAACCCTGCGATGGTGAGTGCAGTTGATACCGTGACTGGCCTCGGTGCTTCATTCGGTTTGCTGTGAGGTGCTTATGCTGAAGAAAGAACCATCATTTGCATCGCTGCTGGTAAAACAAAGCCCGGCAATGCACTACGGTCACGGCTGGATCATGGGTGAGGATGGTAAACGCTGGCATCCATGTCATTCACAAGATGAATTGCTGTCTGAATTGACCACGAGGAAACGGAGAAAGTCAAAATGTATGCAGCGGAAAGTGAAGTGGTTTATCAGTTTCGTTACAGAGGGGAGAGTTATTCAGTACCTGAAGATGATTTGCTCTGTTGTTATCCGTCGTTGTCGGGCGATGGCAGTTACTTTTTCACGCTAAGGGATGGGACGTTTTTACGGGGAGAGCAGGTTAAAGAGACGATACGAAAAAATGTATCTCCTCTTGAACGTTACCGTAAGAACAAAGAACGATAGTTGCATTTTGGGAATATGAATTATGGCAATTAATGGCGCTGCAGCAACTGTTCCATTAAGCCCCGGTGAACGCCTGAATGGACTTAATCATATTGCGGAGTTAAGGGCGAAAGTTTTTGGCCTGAATATTGAGTCAGAGCTTGAGCGGTTTATTAAAGATATGCGTGATCCACGGGATATCAATAGCGAACAAAATAAACGGGCACTGGCTGCCATATTCTTTATGGCAAAAATTCCAGCTGAACGTCACAGCATCAGCATTAATGAGCTGACCACTGACGAAAAGCGGGAGTTGATTAAAGCAATGAATCATTTTCGTGCAGTAGTGAGCTTATTCCCCAGACGACTAACCATGCCGAATTAACAAACTAATGAACTTCATGGCGTAAACCCGCCGGGTATCCCTTTACCTAAATTCAGGAGAATTGATTATGCGTAATATTGAAACCCGCACGACTAAAACCGGACCGGATGATGCAGGGCTTAATATTTTACTGACAGAGGCTCGTCTGGAAGAACGCCGGGCAAGAGCTGAAGCAATGGCAGCTCGCCTTGATAGCCTTGCGTGCCATATCACATCCCGCCAGCTAAACCACGTTGAAGCGGCTGAACTGCTGCGTGTGGCAGCTGAAGCAATCCAGAACGAAGCGCAGGAGATCCACTAATGGCTGATGCAATGGATCTCGTACAGCAGCGCGTTGAAGAAGAACGCCAGCGTCATATCCGTACTGCCCGTGCCAAAACGCCGGGCGTGTCCCGCGTGCTTTGCATTGAGTGTGAAGCGCCAATTCCGCCAGCACGCCGCCGTGCCATTCCGGGTGTGCAGCTTTGCATTACCTGTCAGGAAATCGCAGAGCTGAAAGGCAAACATTACAACGGAGGTGCTGTATGAGCACCATCCTGAAATGGGCGGGAAATAAAACCGCCATTATGTCCGAACTGAAAAAGCATCTTCCTGCTGGCCCGCGACTGGTTGAACCTTTCGCGGGTTCCTGTGCAGTGATGATGGAGACGGAGTACCCCAGCTATCTTGTTGCGGATATTAATCCTGATTTAATCAACCTCTATAAAAAGGTTGCTGCTGATTGTGAATCATTTATATCTCGCGCCAGAGTTTTATTTGAGATCGCAAACAGGGAGGTAGCTTATTACAACATAAGGCAGGAGTTTAATTACTCAACTGAAATTACTGATTTCATGAAAGCGGTATATTTCCTGTATCTCAATCGTCACGGTTACCGTGGTTTATGTCGCTATAACAAGAGCGGGCATTTCAACATTCCCTACGGTAATTATAAAAATCCGTATTTCCCTGAAAAAGAAATTCGCGCATTTGCAGAAAAAGCCCAGCGAGCAACGTTTATCTGCGCCAGCTTTGATGAAACGCTGGCGATGTTGAAGGCGGGGGATGTGGTGTATTGCGATCCGCCGTATGACGGTACGTTTTCCGGCTATCACACTGATGGTTTCACTGAAGATGACCAGTATCACCTGGCATCCGTTCTTGAACATCGGTCATCAGAAGGACATCCGGTCATTGTTTCTAACAGTGACACATCCCTGATCCGTTCGCTGTATCGCAATTTTACTCACCACTATATCAAGGTAAAACGCAGCATCGGTGTGGCAGCTGGCGGGGGTAAATCAGCAACAGAAATCATTGCTGTTTCCGGGCCGCGCTGCTGGTTGGGATTTGATTATTCGCGTGGCGTGGATAGTTCTGCCGTGTACGGAGTGCGTGCATGAGCCATGCTGATATGAACAACTGCAGCGGCTTTAACGAGGCCGCCGCAGCATTCTCATGGAACAGCCCGAAAAAGGCTATTAACCCTTATCTGGACCCGGCGGAAGTTGCGCCGGTTTCTGCGCTTTCAAACCTGATCACTCTGTACGCTGCCGATAACGAGCAGGAACAACTGCGCCGCGAGGCACTGAGTGATCAGGTCTGGGAGCGTTATTTCTTTAATGAATCCCGTGATCCTGTCCAACGCGAAATGGAGCAGGATAAGCTCATTAGTCGGGCAAAGCTGGCGCATGAGCAGCAGCGTTTTAATCCGGACATGGTCATACTGGCGGACGTTAAAGCCCAGCCCTCCCATATCAGCAAGCCGCTGATGCAACGTATTGAATACTTCAGCAGCCTGGGCAGGCCAAAGGCTTATTCCCGCTATTTGCGTGAGACGATTAAGCCATGTCTGGAACGACTGGAGCATGTACGCGACAGTCAGCTATCCACTTCTTTTCGCTTTATGGCAAGCCATGAAGGGCTGGACGGCCTGCTGATCCTGCCTGAAATGAGTCAGGATCAGGTGAAACGCCTGTCTACTCTTGTCGCTGCGCATATGAGCATGTGTCTTGATGCCGCTTGTGGTGATTTGTACGCCACCGATGATGTTAAGCCAGAAGAAATCCGCAAGACATGGGAAAAGGTGGCAGCAGAAACCCTGCGACTGGATGTCATACCGCCTGCGTTTGAGCAACTCCGCCGGAAAAGAAACCGCCGTAAACCCGTACCCTATGAACTCATTCCGGGTTCGCTGGCGCGTATGTTGTGCGCCGACTGGTGGTACCGGAAATTATGGAAGATGCGTTGCGAATGGCGGGAAGAGCAGTTGCGTGCTGTTTGCCTGGTCAGCAAAAAAGCATCTCCCTATGTCAGCTATGAAGCCGTGATGCATAAACGTGAGCAGCGCCGTAAGTCACTGGAGTTTTTCCGTTCTCATGAACTGGTGAACGAAGACGGAGACGCGCTGGATATGGAAGATGTGGTAAACGCCAGCAGCAGCAACCCGGCGCATCGTCGCAATGAGATGATGGCCTGTGTTAAAGGTCTGGAGCTTATCGCGGAAATGCGCGGTGACTGCGCCGTTTTCTACACCATTACCTGTCCGTCACGTTTCCATTCCACGCTCAATAACGGCAGACCAAACCCGACATGGACGAATGCGACGGTAAGACAAAGCAGCGATTATCTGGTCGGTATGTTTGCTGCATTTCGTAAGGCGATGCACAAAGCCGGGTTGCGCTGGTATGGCGTGCGGGTGGCTGAGCCGCATCATGACGGCACAGTTCACTGGCACCTGTTGTGTTTCATGCGCAAAAAAGACCGCCGCGCCATTACTGCATTGTTGCGTAAGTTTGCTATCCGTGAAGACCGTGAGGAGCTGGGCAATAACACGGGGCCGCGCTTTAAGTCTGAGCTGATTAACCCGCGAAAAGGAACGCCGACAAGCTACATCGCGAAATACATCAGTAAGAACATTGATGGGCGTGGTCTGGCTGGCGAAATCAGCAAGGAAACGGGTAAATCCCTGCGTGATAACGCTGAATACGTTAATGCCTGGGCGTCTCTGCATCGTGTTCAGCAATTTCGCTTCTTTGGTATTCCGGGGCGTCAGGCGTACCGTGAATTGCGATTGCTGGCTGGTCAGGCGGCAAGGCAACAGGGTGACAAAAAAGCAGGTGCGCCGGTACTGGATAACCCGCGCCTTGATGCCATTCTGGCTGCTGCTGATGCTGGTTGTTTTGCCACCTACATTATGAAGCAGGGCGGCGTACTGGTTCCCCGCAAATATCACCTCATCAGAACTGCTTATGAAATCAACGAAGAGCCGACCGCCTATGGCGATCACGGTATTCGTATTTATGGCATCTGGTCACCCATTGCAGAGGGCAAGATTTGTACTCATGCAGTGAAGTGGAAAATGGTTCGTAAGGCCGTTGACGTTCAGGAGGCGGCAGCCGACCAGGGCGCTTGCGCCCCTTGGACTCGTGGCAATAACTGTCCCCTTGCTGAAAATTTGCACCAACAAGGGAAAGACAAATCAGCTGATGGGGATACCAGAACGGATATCACTCGTATGAATGACAAGGAGTTGCACGATTACCTGCACAGTATGAGCAAAAAAGAGCGCCGGGAACTGACAGCAAGATTACGCCTGGTGAAACCGAAACGGCGTAAAGACTACAAACAGCGAATTACAGAGTATCAGCGTCAGCAGCTTGTCTATGAACTGAAGTCCAGAGGATTTGATGGCAGCGAGAAAGAAGTCGATTTGCTCCTTCGCGGTGGCAGTATTCCATCAGGAGCAGGCCTGCGTATCTTCTATCGGAACCAGCGTCTGAAGGAAGATGATAAGTGGCGGAACCTGTATTAATTACGCGGGTTAACAATTCGTGCTCTTAATAATACCAGGCATATCAGGCTGATGAACGTAAAAAAACGTTTTACATCAGTAAGATTATTATATACTGTAAATATAAACAGTGGTTATGTATACAGTATTTCTTGTGGTGTCATAGGAGGAAAGATGCAGGACTATTTTTTGGAGTCTTTGAAGCTCCAGCGCATTGATTTTTTTCTTAAGCTTGTAGCGGCTAGTGAGTGTAGTGATGAAGAGAAGGGGCTGGCCCTGCAGTGGGTTTCTGAACTGACAGATGAACTCATGGCAAAAATCAGAACCCACGAATACAACCGCTCAATGGATGTCATCAGCTGAGGTGACTTTTATGCGCATTGAAATAATGATCGATAAAGAGCAGAAGATTAGTCAGTCTACACTGGACGCCCTTGAATCCGAGCTTTACCGCAATCTGCGCCCCCTGTATCCCAAAACGGTAATTCGTATCCGCAAAGGTAGCTCTAACGGTGTGGAACTGACCGGACTGCAACTGGACGAAGAAAGAAAACAAGTGATGACAATTATGCAGAAGGTGTGGGAAGACGACAGCTGGCTGCATTAAGAAACGTTGCTGGCGTATGAACTTGTTTCTGGCGTCAGCAAGGTTGAACAACGAGCTGTGCGAGGCGTTAGCTCTGTGGTGCATGTCTATGCCGCATGAGATCGCATGATCGTTTGAGGATCGTTTTTGCTAAGGCCCGCCAGAACTGGCGGGCTTTTGCGTAGATCATGCAGGTGCATGAAAACCACTATATAAAGCGGGCAGGCGTGGCGGGGATACGAGCGCGCGCCTTGCCTTATATCTATTTGTTCATTAAAATCATTATGCTCTTTAGTGTAGGAACATTGGTTCCAGCCGGGTGATTAGCCAGGCTTAAATTTATTGTCCGGTTTAGGGTTGCGAAAGACACAGATTTCTCCTTCGCATCCCTGCCCGGGGCAGATATGCGAAGGAGAAATCTGTGTCTTTCGCTGTCTTTAGTGAAGAGTCAAAGCGCTATGTAAAGTTGCATAGCGCTTTGGTTTTAAGAGGGGTTATATGCAACTAACTTCTAAAATTATCAGTAAGTTTAATTATAATAGATTAGCTTTCCAATTACTTTTAAATGAGGCCCCCAAAAAATATAAAGTTTATTATATTCCTAAACGTGGCGCAGGTTTTCGGGTGATAGCTCAGCCGACAAAGGAACTAAAAAACGTACAGAGATTTATAGTATCTTTGCTACAGCCAAAGCTGCCTGTTCATCATAAGGCAATGGCATATGAATATAAAAAAAGTATTAAAGATAATGCATTGTTGCATAAAGATAATAATTATATTCTTAAAATGGATTTTCAGAACTTCTTTAACAAAATTAAACCTGATATATTTTTCTCGAAACTTGAGAACACAGGGCTGAAATTGGATTCATTTGATGAGAACACCCTACGTAATTTGCTTTTTTGGCGTCCGGGAAAAAAGAGAAGTACAACGTTGATATTAAGTGTAGGGGCGCCAAGCTCACCATTTATTAGTAATTTTGTTATGTATGACTTTGACAAGAGTCTTGATGATTGGTGCCGTAACAATGGTATCACTTATTCAAGGTATGCAGATGATATAACTTTTTCAACTAATATTAAGGATATATTGTGCAGGGTTCCTAAGGTGGTAAAAAAAATGTTGTCGCTCCATGTTCCCGGTCTATCAATCAATGAATCTAAAACAATTTTTACATCGATGGCTCATAATCGGCACGTGACTGGTGTAACACTTACACCTCAGGGCAATTTATCAATTGGTCGCGATCGTAAAAGGATGCTGTCTGCAAAGATTCATAAATATTCTTTGGGACTCTTATCTTCCGAAGAAATAAATAAAACCAAAGGGATGATTGCGTTTGCAAATTATTTGGAGGGTGATTTTTTATTAAGGTTACAAAAAAAATATGGTTGTGAGTTAATAACTAAGTTCCTGATGGAAGGAAACAAATAATGATAAATAAAATGAATTTAGAGACTTGCTATGTTGATTTTTTAGAGTTGGAATCACATGTGATAAACGAGGATTATTTGAAGGAGTCTGTTGAGCTTCAAAAGCTAATATCTACTTTAAATGAGAGTAAGTTTCATTTAAATAAAATAGGTATACATGATTTTAAACGGATAAGAGAACTACAGATTTCTTTAGAAGATGATTTGACTGTTTTTGTCGGGGATAACGGATTCGGTAAAAGCACTATTTTGGATGCAATAGCAATTGTTTTGAGTTGGTTGAGATCAAATATTGAAAAGGAGAGTAAGCCTGGTACTTATATTAAAAGCCATGAAGTTAATAACTCTGTTGATGTTGAGTATGCATCAATTGATGCAAATATAAAACTCAAGGACTTTAATACCAGTATTTTGATTACTAAAGCGAAAGAGGGGGCATATTATTCTAGAAATAATGAATTGTTGGAGGTAAAAAAACTTGCAAGTATTTATAGACTTGTGAATAAATATGTTGATAATGCAAGCTTGCCTTTGATGGCATATTATTCTATTGCGCGTTCTTATATAGGCGGTGGGGTTGATAGGAAAAGAAAAAATGCTAAAACTAAAACTGTATGGTCAAAATTCGATGTGTATGATGAAATCGAGTTTGACAGAAATGATTTTACCGATTTTTTTCAATGGCTTGTATTTCTTCATAACAGAGCTTCACAAGAGAAATTGAGTGAGTCACAAACGACAATCAATGCGTTATTTTCAGATATTCAGAGTTTGAAAGCAACATTAACTCAACTATCTGCGATTGATAATATTGATTCAACAGTTATAAAAGGTTTAGAGCTTTCGCTTAAAGAAAAATTGAACTACATGAAATCTCTGCAATCAGGAGAACATAAGTTTAATAATGCAGTATCACTTTATGATAGTGTTATAAATACCATTCTAAAGTTCTTGCCTGAATTTCAGTGGATTAAGCTTGTTTATGGTGATGATGATTATAAGATTATCCTTAAAAAAGGAGAGGTTGAATTAGATATTCAACAGTTGTCTCAAGGTGAGAAAACTATATTTACTTTAGTTGGTGATTTGGCTCGACGTTTAATTTTACTTAATCCAAATTTATCTAATCCTCTATTGGGATATGGGATTGTTTTAATTGATGAAATTGATTTGCATTTGCATCCGCAATGGCAACAGACAATTATTGAGCGTTTGACATCTACATTCCCAAATGTTCAATTTGTAATTACTACCCATAGCCCACAGGTTTTATCCACTGTTAGCTCTCGTTCAGTGCGTATTCTACAGGAAGTGGAAGTGGATGGTGTTAATGATTTGATAGTGTCTCACCCCGACTATCAAATAAAAGGTGTTAGTAATCAGGATGCACTTTTATATGGAATGAGAACTGATCCTATACCCTCTACTAAAGAAAATGGTTGGCTTGAAGAATATAAAAAATTGGTTGAGCTTAATCGTTATAGCAGTGACGAGGCTCTTTTGTTAAGAGAAAAAGTTGTTAAACATTTCGGATTAGACCATCCTTTAGTTCAAGAGTGTGATGATCTTATATCTGTTTTGGAGTTCAAAAATAAGATAAATCAGCACTTTTCTGGAAGTAAGGATATAAAATGAAATATCTATCTAGACAAATGCCAGGGCCTTCCGTTCTTAATAAATTTGACTATAGGAGGGATGATTGGAATTCCCTATCATCAAATGATAAAAAAGAAATATGGGAAGAAATAATAAAAATGCAAGGTAAATTATGTGCTTATTGCGAGAAAAAAATAGAGCATCATAAAAGTGGTGGCAAAAATAAAGTTGAGCGGCATATTGAGCATTTTTACAGGAAAAGTTATTATAAAAATTTAACTTTCGAGTGGTCCAATTTGTTTGGCTCATGTGGTGAGCCGCAAAGGTGTGGGTTTTATAAGGATAAGCAAAAATATAACGATGATGATTTAATTAAAGCTGATAGACAAAATCCAGATGTTTTTTTCCATTTTTTGGAAAATGGTGATGTTCATATTAGAGAAGGCTTGAATGAGAAAGAACACAAAATGGCAGAGGTTACGTTAAGAGTATTTAACTTAAACCCGTCCTCAGGAGGAGTCAAGGCGGAAAGAAGACGTGCAATAGAATTAAGTATGACATTAATAAAGGAACTGGTCGGATGTGCATCTCAGCTTATTGAATCAGGATGTGAAATTGAAGATGTTAGATCTATGGTCTTTGATGAGTTTAAAAAGAATGTAAAAGATAGATGCTTTACCACTGCGATAAAGCATGTTTTTGAGAATAGAATGCCTTAAAGGTTAGAGGGATGTATATATAATTAATCTATATTATATTCTGAGAAATTGATAATATGCATCCCTATCCACTGATTAAATTCATGGATTTTTTTTGTAGAGGTACTAATTCATTTGTCACAAAAACCTTACTAGCTTTCTCCACATCCCCAAACCCCCCAACATTATTCGGCATAATCCCCATCATTTGCGGCGGCACACGGTGTGCCGCCATCATGTCGTCCCGGCTCACGTTCTTGATATTCAGAAACTCATCCTTCGCCGCGACTTCTGACAACGGGATAATCTGAAGTCCGTCCTTTTTGCCGTTAGGCGAGTACATAAACAGGTTGCGGAAGTTGCCAGGGCCTTTGGCGCTTTTCATCGCATTGCGGAGGTTGTTCACATCCTCCTGGTTCTGCGCTGCATCGGTCATGTACATGATGAAGCCTGCATGACTGCCGTTAATGTAATACTTGCGGCGGAACAGCGTGGCGGACTCGTTGAGCAGAGCTGACGGAATGGCAGAAAGATAACCGGGCAGGCCGTAGATCTCCTGGTTGATGTCCGGTTCCATCAGATGAAAAATGTTGCCTTTCGTGAACTGATACGGCTGCGTAGTCATGCCGTATTGCACAAACCAGTAGGTATCCAGGTCTAACCCGCGTCGGGTGTATTTTGCCAGTGCAGGCTCAAGGGCGATAACTTCACCGAAGCGGTTCGTGCGTTTCTCCAGGTAGGCGTTACCAAAAACCAGATAGTCCTGTACAAAACGCGAAAAAGCCTGCTGGCTGAGCAGCGGGTGAGGGATGTAGGTGCTGGTCAGAATGTTGCACTTCACTGCAATCGGTGAGCTGTGATGCACGGCGGCGCGGAAGGTTCGCGCCAGTCCGTCGAAACTCACAGGCGGCTCATACCAACGATCCATCTGTACGCATTCCACATAGTCCAGCAGTTCGCGGCGGTCCAGAACAGGAACGGGATCACCGAAGCTGAATGCTTCGGCTGAAGTCTGGCTTTTATGCTGGATCTGTTTCGTCGACGCAGCGCGGTTCTTCTTACTCTTTCCCATCAAAAAATCTCCACAATATTGCTGGTATTGGCGGACTCGCCCTGCAGCGGTTCGTTAAACAGTGCGTGCATTGTTGCCCAGGCCAGATCGGCATGGCTGGCTTCTTCGCTGCGGCTGGCTTCATAGGTCGGGCGGTTGCCGCTGGCGGTGGTGGCGCGACGGATTGCCATAAATGACTGCGCAATGTCGGTGTGCCCGGCGTCAAACTCCAGACGGCGGTGGCTGATAATGTCGTAGGCCTTGAGTACCAGGGCGTTTTTAACGTTGGGGTTATAGACAAACTCCCGGACGGCAGGAAAGAACGCTTTCACGTTCTCGTAAACCCCGTGACCGACGCCGGTTGAGTCGATACCGATGTATGTCACGTTGTACTGTTCGGTCAGTTTTTTGATGGCGTCAGCCTGGGCGCGGAAGTCCATTCCGCGCCACTGGTGACGCTCAAGAATGCGGAACTTACCGCCCGGCACGGCTGGCGGTGCCACCACCACGCACCCGGCGCTGTCGCCGTGTTGCGTACCTTTTGCCGGGTCATAACCGATCCACACTTCGCGCCAGCCAAACGGGCGCAGCGCCAGTGCATGAAAGTCGGTCCAGACTTCCCAGCTGTCCACCATGCACCCCTGCAGCTCGCTGAGCGGGAACACGGACGCGAGATCGTCCACGAACTCACACATCAGCAGGTTCTGGTATTCATCCGGGCTGTATTCCATGCGTAACTGGTCGAGGTCGAACAAGTTGCAGCCGCCGCGCACCGCATCTTCCACAGTGACTATCTGGCGGTACTGCCCGTCTGCGCACAGCAGGCCGGGGGCCAGATTGCTGTGGGACAGGTCGATGTCCACCTTGTCGGCTTTGTTGCGTCCACGGTTGAACAGCGCACCGGACCAGAACGGATAAGCACTGTGGGTCAGGCTGGATGGCGTGGAAAAATAGGTTTGTCGCCATTTTTTGTGAATAGCCATACCGGAAGCCACTTTGCGCAGCTCCTGGAATTTCGGTATCCAAAAATATTCATCCAGATACAGGTTACCGTGATAACTCTGGGCTGTGCGGGCATTGGTGCCGAGGAAGTAAAGCGTGGCCCCGTTAGGAAGCACCATCGGATCGCCTTTCAGCTCCACCTCCACTTCTTTGGCAAAGTCGATGATGTACTGTTTAAATACGTGGGCCTGTGCCTTACTGGCGGAAAGGAAAATCTGGTTACGTCCGGTCAGCAGGGCGTCAATCAGGGCTTCACGGGCAAAGTAAAAGGTCGCGCCGATCTGGCGTGATTTCAGCAGGTTGCGGATGCGGTTGGTTTTTCCGGCTTCCCACCAGTGGCGCTGGTAGTTGAACATGGAGGAATGGAAGATTTCTTCCAGCTTCTCAATCTGTTCATCGGTGAAAACATTCTTTTCCGGCTGACGGCGCGGGCCTTTGTTGCGGTTGGCGACGTTTGGGTTTAAGTCGGCTTCGTTGCCGCCATTGTTAAACTTGCCGATCCGCGCGTGGCGTTCCGACTGGCGCGCCAGCAGGTCAATCTCTTTGAAATCTTTCCCTTCTTTGTGCTCCTTCATAATGAGCTGGCAGTAGCGTGCGGCGGTGGTGAGCTGCATCTGATCCAGCGGCCCATAGTCACCCCACTTGTCGCGTTTTTTCCAGCTGTGAACGGTTGCAACTTTCTCGCCCAGCATTTCAGCAATGCGGGCTACGCGGTATCCCTGAAAGTACAGCAGCATAGCCTGCCGACGGGGATCGAGATCTGCGGGTGTCAGTGTGGTGTTCATGGCACAAACCTACAGCCTTGAATGAAGGCTTTCCCCGCCTGCGGTTTGTGTGGTTGTCGGTACAAATACCGCGCATTGTTTCACTGCCCCCATCACCGCAACCATAAGGCTCCAGTAAGTTTTTTCTAACGGAGCACGGCTCATGACAGTGAAAGCAAAGCGTTTTCGCATCGGGGTGGAAGGTGCCACCACCGACGGACGCGAAATCCAGCGTGAATGGCTGGAACAGATGGCAGCCAGCTACAACCCGGCGGTGTATACCGCGCTGATTAACCTTGAGCACATCAAGTCTTATCTGCCGGACAGCACCTTTAACCGCTACGGCAAGGTGACGGCGCTGTTTGCTGAAGAAATCACGGAAGGTCCACTGGCAGGCAAGATGGCGCTGTATGCCGACGTTGAGCCAACGGAGTCCCTGGTGGAGCTGGTGAAAAAAGGCCAGAAATTATTCACCTCTATGGAAGTCAGCCCGAAGTTTGCTGATACGGGCAAAGCCTACCTGGTTGGCCTGGCTGCCACTGATGACCCTGCCAGTCTGGGCACTGAAATGCTGACATTCAGCGCCAGTGCAGCCCATAACCCGCTGGCAAACCGCAAGCAGAACCCCGCCAATCTCTTTACCGCTGCAGAGGAAACGGTGATCGAACTGGAAGAAGTCCAGGACGACAAACCGTCCCTGTTTGCCCGTGTCACGGCGCTGTTTACCAAAAAAGAGCAGTCCGATGATGCCCGGTTCTCTGATGTGCATAAGGCCGTGGAACTGGTCGCCACTGAACAGCAAAACCTGAGTGCGCGCACCGAAAAATCCCTGTCTGAACAGGAAGAACGCCTGTCTGAGCTGGAGACTGCCCTGCAGGCACAGCAGACCGCTTTTAACGAACTGGTGGACAAGCTGAGCCATGAAGACAGCCGCCAGGACTACCGCCAGCGTGCAACAGGCGGTAACGCCACCGCTGACACTCTGACCAATTGCTGATGGAGCACAAAACCTGATGAAGAAGAATACCCGCTTTGCTTTTAATGCTTACCTGCAGCAGCTGGCGCGTCTGAACGGTGTGGCAGTTGAAGAACTGTCCAGCAAGTTCACTGTGGAGCCGTCTGTGCAGCAGACGCTGGAAGACCAGATCCAGCAGTCCGCCGCTTTCCTGACGCTGATTAACGTCACGCCAGTGACTGAGCAGTCCGGTCAGCTGCTGGGGCTGGGTGTTGGCAGCACCATTGCCGGAACCACTGACACCACCGCGAAAGAGCGTGAACCTGTCGATCCGACGCTGATGGTCGATGTGGAATACAAATGTGAACAGACCAACTTTGACACGGTGCTGACCTACGCGAAGCTGGACCTGTGGGCGAAGTTTCAGGATTTCCAGGTGCGTATCCGTGACGCCATCGTGAAACGTCAGGCACTGGACCGCATCATGATCGGCTTTAACGGCGTGAAGCGTGCGAAAACCTCCAACCGTAGTGAAAACCCGCTGCTGCAGGATGTGAACAAAGGCTGGCTGCAGAAAATCCGTGAGGATGCACCGGATCACGTCATGGGCAGCACCACCACGGGTGGTGAAACCACACCGGGCGCGGTGAAAGTCGGCAAAGGTGGCGAATATGCCAACCTGGACGCCGTGGTGATGGATGCTGTCAATGAGCTTATCGACGTGGTCTACCAGGACGATGACGATCTGGTGGTGATTTGCGGTCGTGAGCTGCTGTCTGACAAGTATTTCCCGCTGGTCAACAAAGAGCAGGAAAACAGTGAAAAACTGGCTGCCGATATGATCATCAGTCAGAAACGCATGGGTGGCCTGCAGGCCGTGCGTGCGCCGTTCTTCCCGCCGAATGCGCTGCTGATCACCCGTCTGGATAACCTGTCCATCTACTGGCAGGAAGATACCCGCCGCCGTTCAGTTATCGACAACCCGAAACGTGACCGGATTGAAAATTTTGAATCCGTTAACGAAGCCTATGTGGTTGAGGACTATCGCTGCGCTGCACTGGTGGAAAACATCCAGATTGGTGACTTCAGCGCCGCCGCAGCAGAAACCGGAGCGTAATTCATGAGCCTGAGTCCCGCACGGCAGCATCGCCTGCGCGTTCAGGCTGAACAGGCCGCTCGCGAGGGTGGCAGTGTTCGCCACGCGTCGGGCTATGACCTGATGCTGCTGCAACTGGCGGAAGACCGCCGCCGTCTCAAGGGCGTTCAGTCCACGGTCAAAAAAGCAGAAATCAAGGTGGAGCTGCTGCCGAAATATGCCGCCTGGGCGGAGGGCGTTCTGGCTGCCGGAGGCGCTCAACAGGATGACGTGCTGATGTACGTGATGCTGTGGCGCATTGATGCCGGAGATTATGCCGGGGCGCTGGAGATCGGGCGTCATGCCCTGCGTCATGGCTGGGTGATGCCGCTGGGTAACCGCAACGTGCAGACCGTGCTGGCAGAGGAAATGGCAGACGCGGCGCAGAGCACAATGCTTGCCGCCACCGGCTTTGATGCCGATCTGTTGCTGCAGACGCTGGAGCTGACAGACGGTCTGGATATGCCGGACCAGTCACGGGCGCGTCTGCATAAAGCGATTGGCGCTGTCCTGAGTGAAAGCAACCCGGCTTCCGCCCTTAATCATCTCAACCATGCGTTACAGCTCGATCCTCACTGTGGCGTGAAAAAAGACAAACAGCAGCTGGAGCGCAGACTGCGCAATGACAGCCGCTGACAGAACGTGCCCCCGCGCACGGGCGGCACGGGGTGGCGAAAGGCACTGCCACATCAAAACCTCGTCCACCGCCCTCTATTTCAGGAGAAAGCAGCATGAAGTTTGTTGCGCCAGAACAGGCACCGGAACAGGCGGAAATCATCAGGAATACGCCGTTCTGGCCTGATGTGGACCTGTCGGAGTTTCGCAGCGTGATGCGCACTGACGGCACGGTGACGCAGCCGCGTTTAAAGCAGGTTGCGCTGTCGGCAATTTCGGAGGTCAACGCAGAGCTGTATGAGTTTCGCAGACGTCAGCAGATGCTGGGGTATGTGTCGCTGGCTGAGGTTCCGGCGGAACAGCTGGACGGCAAAAGTGAGCGCATTCAGCACTATTTCAACGCGGTTTACTGCTGGGCACGCGCCATGCTCAACGAACGTTACCAGGACTATGACGCCACGGCGTCCGGTGTGAAGCGGGGCGAGGAACTGGCGGAAGCAAGCGGTGATTTGTGGCGTGACGCCCGCTGGGCCATCAGCCGGGTGCAGGATGCGCCGCACTGCACAGTGGAGCTTATCTGATGAAAGTGCGTGCGCATCAGTATGACACGGTGGACGCGCTTTGCTGGCGTCATTACGGGCGCACGCAGGGTGTCACGGAGCAGGTACTGAAGGCAAATCCGGGGCTTGCCGAATACGGCCCCTTTTTACCTCACGGGCTGCAGGTGGAGCTGCCGGACATTCCGACCACCACCACCGTGCAGACCGTCCAGCTATGGGACTGAATTATGACGCTTGAGCGAATCAGCGCCTTTATCACGTATTGCATCGCCGTCGTGCTGGCCTGGCTGGGCGATTTGTCCATCAAGGATGCCTCAACGCTGGGCGGCCTGATGATTGGTGTGCTGATGCTGGCTATCAACTGGTACTACAAACACAAAGCCTACCAGCTTCTGCGCGACGGGCAGATCTCGCGGGAGGACTATGAATCCATCAATCGTTAAACGCTGCCTTGTCGGGGCCGTGCTGGCTATTGCTGCCACGCTACCGGGTTTTCAGCAACTTCACACCTCCGTGGAGGGGCTGAAACTGATTGCCGATTACGAAGGCTGTCGTCTGCAGCCGTATCAGTGCAGCGCGGGCGTCTGGACCGACGGCATTGGTAACACGTCAGGCGTCATTCCCGGCAAAACCATTACGGAACGACAGGCAGCAGAAGGACTGATTTCCAACGTGCTGCGTGTGGAGCGGGCGCTGGAAAGGTGTGTGAAACAACAGCCGCCGCAGAAGGTATATGACGCTGCGGTGTCGTTTGCCTTCAACGTGGGAACGGGCAATGCCTGCAGTTCCACGCTGGTGAAATTACTCAATCAGCGGCGCTGGGCGGATGCGTGCCGACAGTTGCCGCGCTGGGTTTATGTGAAAGGTGTGTTTAATCAGGGGCTGGATAACCGCCGTGCGCGGGAGATGGCCTGGTGTTTACAGGGAGCAAACTGAAATGAAAAAGAAATTAATCAGCGGGCTGTTTCTGATGTTATGGATGGCGCTGTTAATCGCAGCAATGGTGTATCCGCAGGGGATTTTTCCGGTACTGGCAGCGTCCGGCGTTTGGGTAGCCTGTTTACTGACATGGGCGGTAATTCCGGTAGCACTGGCTGCGTTAATTAAGAATGGCCCGCTCTGGCAGGAGTTGAGGGCATCTTTGCTTAAGACCATTACCCGAAAAGAAAACGTATTTATCAGCTGGGTGATGCGATTGCTGATTGTCGTAAGTCTCGCCTGGACGGGGTGGGCTATTACCCTGGTCTTTTATCTACTGACCGTTATTGCCTTCTGGATCACCCGTAATCAGATGGCGCAACAGGTAGCAGCATGAACCGGTTGCTGCTGGTTATGCTGGCGTTATTACTGGCGGCGCTGGGCTGGCAGACGTGGCGGCTGGCTGATGCCAGCCAGACCATTAGCACGCAGGCAGACGAGCTGCAGAGCAAAAGCCAGGCACTGGCAAAGAGCAACAGCCAGCTTATCAGCCTGTCCATTCTGACTGAAACCAATAACCGGGAGCAGGCGCGGCTCTATGCCGAAGCAGAACAGACCAGCGCGCTGCTGAGACAACGACAACACCGGATAGAGGAACTGAAACGTGAGAACGAGGATTTACGCCGCTGGGCTGATACTCCTTTGCCTGCTGACATTATCCGGCTGCGGAAACGTCCGGCATTCACCGGAGGTGCAGCTTACCGTCAGTGGTTGTCCGCGAGTGACGCCGTGTCGACTGGATCAGACAGCGCCGCGCACTAACGGTGATCTGAACACATTGCTGGACGAAACGGAGGCCGCCTGGGCGGTATGTGCAGACAAAGTGGACATGATTATTGCGTGTCAGGAGCGAAACAGTGAACAAACCACAATCCCTGCGCCACGCCCTCAATAAAGCAGTGCCTTATGTCCGTAATAACCCGGACAAACTGCATCTGTTTGTGGATAACGGTTCGCTGGTTGCCACGGAGGCCAGCTCCATGTCATGGGAGTACCGTTACACCCTGAACGTGGTGATTGAGGATTTCAGCGGCGACCAGAATCTGCTGATGGCCCCGGTTTTGCTGTGGCTGCGGGATAACCAGCCCGATGCCATCAATAATCCGGCGTTACGGGAAAAGCTATTCACCTTTGAGGTGGATATTCTGCGCAACGATGTCTGTGATATCAGCCTTAACCTGCAACTGACGGAACGTGTGCTGGTCAGCACTGACGGCACTGTGTCCAGCGTTGAAGCTGTAGCGGAACCCGATGAACCTGAAGAAATGTGGACGGTGAAACGTGGCTGAACTGCAGAAGGTGGACGACTGGCTGAGTGCCTTGCTGGCGAATCTGGAGCCAGCCGCAAGAAGCCGAATGATGCGCCAGCTGGCACAGGAACTGCGGCGGACACAGCAGCAAAATATCAGGATGCAACGCAATCCTGATGGCAGCAGCTATGAACCGAGGCGAGTAACAGCACGCGGTAAAAAAGGTCGTATCAAACGTCAGATGTTTACAAAGCTGCGCACCACAAAATACCTGAAAACTGCCGCCAGCGCTGATTCTGCCAGCGTACAGTTTGAAGGTAAGGTGCAGCGTATTGCCCGCGTTCATCACTACGGCTTACGTGATCGCGTCAGTCGCAAAGGACCTGAGGTCCGTTACGCAGAGCGTCGCCTTCTGGGTGTAAATGATGATGTTGAGGCAATGACCCGCGACATGATTCTGCAATGGCTGGCGGGGTGATCTTTGTATCAGCACTGATACAAGTTGCAGCACTGCCGCCTTTCTTCCCCTGATGGCAACCTTTCCCTATGAACGCACAATTAACCGAAATCATGCGCCTTATCACCAACCTGATCCGCACAGGGGTAGTCACCGAAGTGGACAGGGAAAACTGGCTTTGCCGGGTGAAAACGGGCGAGCTTGAAACCAACTGGATCAGCTGGCTGACGCTGCGTGCCGGGAATGCCCGCACATGGTGGCGACCATCGGAAGGTGAGCAGGTGGTGCTGCTGAGTCTGGGAGGAAATCTGGAAACCGCCTTTGCGCTGCCCGCTGTCTATTCGAATCAGTTCGCGCCACCGTCGACGTCGGCGGAAGCCTGCGTGACAGAACATCCTGACGGTGGCTGGTTTGAATACGAACCAGCCACCGGGCGCTGGTATGTCAGGGGCATCAAATCCATGGTCATTGAGGCTGCCGACAACATCACCCTGAAAACCAGTGAGTTTGTGCTGGAGGCTGACCACACGCGTATTAACAGCGAAGTAGTGATCAATGGTGGCGTTACCCAGGGCGGCGGTGCAATGAGTTCTAACGGAATTGTGGTTGATGCACATCAGCATACTGGCGTCCTGAAAGGCGGCGACACAACCGGAGGCCCGGTATGACGCTTTATAGCGGGATGAACAATACCAGCGGCAAAGCTATTACTGATATTGACCATCTGCGCCAGTCGGTGCGGGACATTCTGCTGACACCGCAGGGTAGCCGCATTGCCCGCCGGGAATATGGTTCCCTGCTGTCGGCACTGATAGACCAGCCACAAAATCCGGCGTTACGCCTGCAGGTCATGTCGGCAGTGTATGTGGCGCTGAGTCGCTGGGAGCCACGGCTGACGCTGGATTCCATCACCATCAACAGCAACTTTGACGGTTCTATGGTGGTGGAGCTGACCGGGCGGCGGAATAACGGTGTGCCTGTGTCCCTTTCCGTATCAACAGGAGCAGAGAATGGCAGTGATTGACCTTTCGCAGTTGCCTGCGCCGCAGATTGTGGATGTGCCGGACTTTGAGACGCTGCTTACCGAACGCAAGGCAGAATTTGTGGCGCTTTATCCGAAAGATGAGCAGGAAGCAGTGATCCGCACGCTGGAACTGGAATCTGAACCCGTCACCAAATTGTTGCAGGAGAATGCTTACCGTGAGTTGCTTCTGCGCCAGCGCATTAACGAAGCCGCGCAGGCTGTGATGGTGGCTTACGCGATGGGCGGCGATCTTGACCAGCTCGCTGCCAACTACAACGTGAAACGCCTGACGGTGACGCCTGCTGATAATGACGCTGTGCCGCCCGTTGCGGCTGTGATGGAAAGCGATGAAGCGTTACGCCTGCGTGTGCCCGCAGCCTTTGAAGGGCTTTCAGTTGCGGGGCCAACTGCAGCTTATGAATTTCATGCACGAAGCGCCGACGGTCGGGTGGCGGATGCCAGTGCAACCAGCCCGGCACCTGCAGAGGTGGTGCTGACTGTTCTTAGCCGCGAAGGCGATGGAACTGCAGAAAAAGACCTGCTGGACGTGGTGGAAAAAGCTCTGAACAGTGAGAACGTCCGCCCGGTGGCTGACCGTCTGACGGTTCGCAGCGCAGAAATCATCCCGTACCGCGTGGAAGCCACCATTTTTCTCTATCCGGGACCGGAAGCAGAGCCGGTAATGGCAGCGGCAAAAGCCAGTCTGCAGAAGTACATCGCCAGTCAGACGCGTCTTGGCCGGGATATTCGCCGTAGCGCCATCTTTGCCGCCCTGCATGTTGAGGGTGTGCAGCGTGTGGAGCTGGCTTCGCCGCTGGCGGATGTGGTCCTGAACAAAACACAGGCGGCATCATGTACGCAGTGGAGCGTAACCAACGGAGGAACGGATGAATAGTCTGCTGCCACCGGGTTCAACACCACTGGAGCGCCGACTGGCGCAAACCTGCAGCGGGATTTCTGATCTGCAGGTGCCGCTTCGTGACTTGTGGAATCCGGCAACCTGTCCGGTCAGTTTCCTGCCTTATCTCGCCTGGGCGTTCTCTGTGGATCGCTGGGACGAGGGCTGGACAGAAAGCGTCAAGCGCCAGGTGGTGAAGGATGCTTTTTATATTCATCAGCATAAAGGGACCACCAGTGCCGTGCGGCGGGTGGTGGAGCCGTTCGGCTTTCTGATCCGCATTATTGAGTGGTGGCAGACCGGAGAGGCACCGGGCACGTTTCGCCTGGATATCGGCGTGCAGGACCAGGGCATCACTGAAGATACCTATCTGGAACTTGAGCGACTGATAAGCGATGCCAAACCATGTAGCCGTCACATGATCGGCATGTCCATCAATCTGCAGACCAGCGGCCCGCATTGGGTGGGAGCCGCCAGCTATCTTGGCGAAGAAATCACGATCTATCCGTATATCAACGAAACAATTATTTCCGGCGGCACCGCGCATGAAGGCGGGGCGGTCCATGTTATTGACACAATGAGAGTGAATCCATGAGCACAAAATTTTATACCCTGCTGACGGATATTGGCGCGGCGAAACTTGCCAGCGCCGCCGCGCTCGGTGTGCCTTTAAAAATTACCCATATGGCGGTCGGCGATGGCGGCGGAACATTACCAACGCCGGACGCAAAGCAGACAGCACTGGTAAATGAGAAACGCCGGGCTGCGCTGAATATGCTCTATATCGACCCGCAGAACAGCAGCCAGATTATTGCTGAACAGGTGATCCCTGAAAACGAGGGCGGTTGGTGGATACGTGAAGTGGGCCTGTTTGATGAGTCCGGGGCATTGATTGCCGTGGGCAACTGCCCGGAAAGCTATAAGCCGCAACTGGCTGAAGGCAGCGGGCGTACCCAGACCGTGCGTATGGTGTTGATTACCAGCAGCACGGACAATATCACCCTGAAAATCGACCCTGCCGTAGTGCTGGCAACCCGCAAGTATGTGGATGATAAGGTACTGGAGCTGAAGGTGTACGCGGATGATCAGATGGCAAAACATCTTGCCGCACCGGACCCGCATTCACAGTATGCACAGAAAGAAAGTCCTACGTTTACCGGGACACCCAAAGCGCCAACGCCAGCGGCGGGGAATAACACCACGCAGGTTGCGACCACCGCGTTTGTTCAGGAGGCACTGACGGCTCTTATTAATGGTGCGCCAGCCACGCTGGACACGCTGAAAGAAATAGCCGTAGCCATTAACAATGATCCGAAATTCAGTACCACCATTAACAATGCGCTGGCACTGAAAGCGCCGCTGTCGAGTCCGGCACTCACCGGAACGCCAACAGCCCCCACGGCGGCGCAGTCGGTCAACAATACACAGATTGCCACTACGGCTTTTGTGAAATCGGCGATTGCGGCAATGGTGGGTTCTGCACCTGCGGCACTGGATACACTGAACGAACTGGCGGCGGCGCTGGGGAATGACCCGAACTTTGCCACGACAATGCTTAATGCACTGGCAGGTAAACAACCGCTGGACAATACGCTGACTAATTTGAGTGGAAAGGATGTTGCTGGTCTTCTCGCATACCTTGGTTTGGGAGAA